TTAAAAGAAGATATTGAAGCTAAAAATTATTTTCTTGATTTTTATGATTCAATTTTAACAATTAATTACAATACAGATGAAGAAGATAATTTAATTGAAAATAATATAACAGAAAATGACGTTAATTCATTAGAAGAAAATTATAATAATTTGGAATAATAAAATGAATGTAAGATTTATTACAAAAGACAAAGAACAATTACCTAAATTAGGATCTGAATATGCCGCTGGTTATGATTTGAAATCAAATGAAGATTATGAATTAAATAAGGATTCAATTGTTGTTGTATCAACAGGTGTATATATGGATATGCCTAAAAATATGTATGCTCAAGTTTGTTCTCGTTCTGGATTGGCTGCGAAATTTGGTATTTATGTTGTTAATGCGCCTGGGATTATTGATGCTGATTATAAAGGTGAAATTAAAGTAATCTTAACTAAAATTTCTAATGGATTTTTTAATATTAAAAAAGGCGATAGGATTGCTCAACTTATATTTGCAAATAATATAAATTCTCAATTAAATAGTAATTATGAAGTCGTAACCCAATATTATATTGATCAATATAAAAATTCTTCTGTACGTGGTGCTGGAAGTCTTGGCAGTACAGGTAATTAAATTGTATCCATTTGCGCACAATAGTATACAATTTATAACATGACAAATGCTATTGATAGCCATGAACATGACATTATGTCTAATAGGCCTATTTTAATTATTGATGGTATGAATGCTTTTATTCGTGCTTGGTCTGTTCATCCTAATATGTCAGTTCATGGTTATCAAATGGGTGGAACCGTTGGATTTCTTAAAACACTTGGTAAGTTATGTAAAGATATAAAACCAAGTAGGGTTATAGTTGTTTGGGAAGGTGGGGGTTCATCAAAGCGTAGAGCAATATATCCAGAATATAAAATGAATCGACGACCTGAAAAGTTAAATCGATTTTATGATGAAGAAGATATACCTAATACAGAAGAAAATAAAGTATATCAAATTAAAATTTTAATTCAATTAATGAAGTTTATACCTATAATTCAGGTATATGCTCAAAATTGTGAAGGTGATGATGTAATTGCATACCTTATTAGGGATAAGTATAAAAATATAAATAAAATTATTGCATCATCTGATAAGGATATGTATCAATTATTAGATGTACCTTATACAAAAATTTATAATTTACATAAGAAAATTTTTATTGATAAAGATAAGGTATATCAAGAATATAATGTAATAGCAGAAAATTTTGCATTTGCAAAATCATTATGTGGTGATCCAAGTGATAATATACCTGGTATCAAAGGTATGGGATATAAAACTTTGGTTAAGAGATTGCCATTTATTGGTGTTGAATATGATGTTACATTAGACAAAATTTTTGATTATTGTGAAGCTCATAAGTCAGAATCACGTATATATAAAAGAATTTTAGAAAATCGTGACATAATTAAAAGAAATTTTAAATTAATTTATTTACATGATCATATATTATCGCTTGAGCAATCAAAGAAAGTTGATTATCAAATAGATAATTTTGAGCCTAAAACAGAAAAATTACAATTTTTACAAATATTAGCCAGAGAAGGCCTTAATAATTATGATCCTACATGGTTATTTTATGCATTAAATGGGGTTAATTAATTAACCCCATGGTTACCCCTTAGGGGCTGCCCAAAGAGTGACGAGTGGGCCCATGGTGGGCACGAAAAGGTATAATTAAAACATGCAAGACAAAGCAACGTTAAGTAAATATGGGAAAAGTTTTCAAGAAAAATTAATTCAAAGTTTAATTGTTGATAAACAATTTGCAGAACAAATGAATGAAGTATTTAATTATGAATATCTTGAATTAAAATATTTACAAAGTTTATCAACCTTATATTTTGATTATTATCATAAATATAAAACATTTCCTACAATTCAAATTCTTGCAACAATAGTAAAAGATAAATTAAAAACTGGATCTGATAAAATTCTTGCAAATCAAATTGTTGAATTTTTAATAAAAATAAAAACCAATCCAGATTCTGGTGATTTAGAATATGTAAAAGAAAAATCACTTGATTTTTGTAAAAAACAAGCACTTAAATTAGCAATTGAAAAATCAATTGATTTAATGGAAAATGAAAAATATGAAGCTATTGTTGATGTAGTAAAAGAGGCAGTTGTAATAGGTACATCAACATCATTAGGTCATGATTTTCTTGAAGAATCTTGTTTAAATTCAAGGTTTTGTGAAATTGCAAGAAATGCCGTTGCTACAGGTATTCCACAACTTGATGATAAATTAATTCTTAATGGCGGTTTAGGCGCTGGGGAATTAGGCATTATTCTAGGTTGTGCCGGTAGTGGAAAATCTCATATTTTAGTTCAATTAGGTGCCGTACCTTTAACAAGAGGTATGAATGTATTACATTATACATTTGAATTATCTGAACATATTGTAGGTAAACGTTATGATTCGTTTATTACTGGTATTGATAGTAGTGATCTTATAGAATATAAGGACGAAGTTATTAAAATTTACCAAGATAAAAAAGATGAATTAGGTCGTTTAATTATTAAATATTTTCCAACTGGAACTGCTTCAATTCATACAATACGAAATCATGTTGAAAGATGTGCTGTACGTGGATTTGTACCTGATATACTAATTATAGATTACCCAGATGTAATGAGATCCACGCGTAAATTTGAATTAATGAGGCAAGAATTAAAATTAATTTATGAAGAAATACGAGGATATGCTGGAGAGTTAAAAATCCCAATTTGGGGTGGATGTCAATCTAACAAAGATGGTACAAATAGTGATGTTCTTGATCTTTCCAATATGAGTGAAGCATATTCAAAAGCCGCAGTTGCTGATGTTGTAATTTCATTATCAAGAAAAACTAATGAAAAATCAAATGGAACTGGTAGATTATTTGTTGCTAAAAACAGAGCTGGTAAAGATGGTCTTATATTTCCTATAGAATTAAATACAGCCCAAAGTAAGTTAAAAGTAACAGGTGATAATGAAAATTTTAAGCAAATTGATTCTACAGATGAAACTGCGAGAATGAAAAAAGTAATACAAAATAAATTACGAGAACTTGAAAATGTTAGTGTAGAGTAGGATAATTATTTTACATACATATTTCCTACCGTAAATAATTGGAATTGACATATGACAATATCTTCTAAAGTATATACAATTGAAGAGGCAAAAGCCGCATCTCGTAAATTTTTTTCTGAAGAAGAATTACCTGCTGACGTATTTGTATCAAAATATGCATTACGTGACCATAAAGGCAATTTATATGAAAAAACCCCTGCTGACACTGCGGTGCGACTTGCAAAAGAATTTGCCCGCGTAGAAAAAAAGTTTCCTAATCCATTAACATATAAGGAAATTTATAAACAATTAATGAACGTATCTGAATATGTTGATAATGATGATGAATTAGTCAATTATGTAACTGGTTATGGTTCTATTATTCCTCAAGGATCACCTACATCAGCAATTGGTAATCCTTATCAAATACAATCATTATCTAACTGTTTTGTAATTGATTCACCTAAAGATTCATATGGGGGAATTTTATTTACAGATCAAGAGCAAGCGCAAATTATGAAACGCAGAGGTGGTGTTGGATTTGATATTTCTAATATTAGACCTAAAGGTTTAACCACTAACAATGCAGCTCGCACTACTGATGGCATTGGTGTATTTATGGAAAGATTCTCTAATACATGTCGTGAAGTTGCTCAAGGAGGTAGACGTGGTGCATTAATGTTAACAATTTCAATTAATCATCCAGAAGTTGCAACTTTTATTAATATTAAACGTGATAAATCAAAAGTAACTGGTGCTAATGTAAGTATTAGGGTTACTGATGAATTTATGAAAGCTGTAGAAAATGATGAAGAATTTGTTCATCGTTGGCCAGTTAACGTACCTCCTGAAGAAGCAAAAATTGTAAAAAAAGTTAAAGCAAAAGAACTTTGGAATTTAATGATTGATGCTGCTTGGTATGCTGCAGAACCTGGTATATTATTTTGGGATACTGTTGAAAGAGAAACCCCATCAGATGCATATCAAAAATTTGGTTTTAAATCTGCTTCAACTAACCCTTGTGGTGAAATTGTACTTCCTGAAGGTGGGGATTCTTGTAGATTAATTTGTCTTAATTTAAAATCTTTTGTAAAAAATGCATGGAAAGAAAATGCATTTTTTGATTATGATCTTTTTGATAAAACTTCTATGATTGCACAACAAATCATGGATGATCTTATTGAATTAGAAATTGAAGCCGTAGACCGTATTTTAAATAAAATAAAATCAGATCCAGAACCAGATGATGTAAAAAGTATTGAATTAAATCTATGGAATAAAGTAAGAAAAATGGCAGTTCAAGGTAGAAGAACTGGTTTAGGTATCACCGCCCTTGGTGATGTTCTTGCCATGATTGGGGTTAAATATGGTTCTGATGAATCAATAAATGTTGTAGAAAAAATATATAAAACCCTTGGAATTGCAAGCTATAAATCATCTATTGATATGGCAAAAAATCGAGGTGCATTTCCAATTTGGGATTGGAAACTTGACATGAGCAACCAATTCTTAAAGAAAATATATAATGAATTACCAATAGAATATCAAAAAAAATGGGAAAAGTTTGGTAGAAGAAATATTGCTAATACAACAACAGCACCTGTAGGTTCTATGTCAATTCTTCTTAATTCTACAAATGGAATTGAACCTTTATTTGCAAAATCTTGGACCCGTAGAAGAAAAGTTGACCCTGGACCTAATGTAAAGGTTGATTTTGTTGATCAAAATGGAGATTCATGGCAAGAATATACCATGTATCATAAAGGTATTAAGGATTGGATGGAAGCAACTGGTAATACTGATGTAAATAATTCTCCATATGCTGGTGCTTGTTCTGAAGATATTAAATGGACAATGGGAACAAAATTACAGGCCGCAGCCCAACGTTGGATTTGCCATTCAATTTCAAGAACAGCTAATTTACCAAAAAATGTATCCCATGATATAGTTTCTGATCTTTATTTAGACGCCTGGAAAGAAGGTTGCAAAGGTTTTACAGTATATCGAGATGGTTCAAGAACAGGAGTATTGCTTACTCAAAATGCTTCTAAAAATTGGATGGAAGGTGTCCCTGACGAAGAATTACAAAAAATGATTGATATTAGTAATTCTTCATTTTTAAATACATTTCCAGATAAATATTTAGAATTTATTAATGAAGTTAAAAATGAATTAAATCATAGAAAAGATTCGTCAGAAATTATTACAAGCTTTAATTCTTTACCAACATCATATAATGACGTTAAAAAAAGACCAAAAAAATTATTATGTGATATAAAAAGAGCTACCGTTATTGTTAATAAAATATCACAAACATATATGATTTTAGTTGGTTTACTTGATGGAAAACCATACGAAATATTCTGTGGTTTATCAAAACATGTTGATTTACCTAAAAAATATACATCTGGATGGATTATAAAAAATGGTAGAAAGAAAGGCAATATTGCAACATATAACCTGATAATTGGTGAAGGTGATGATAAAATCATATTTAATGATATTGTTGAACAATTTGACAATCCTGTGTATGGTGCTTTTTCTAGAACATTATCATTAGCTTTAAGACATAATATTCCAATTCAATATATTGTTGAACAATTACAAAAAGATAAAAATAGTGGAATTACGTCTTGGTCACGAGCTATATCTCGTATTTTAAAGAATTATATTCCAGATGGAGTTAATACAACATTAGATAAATTATGTCCCAATTGTAATTCCAAATCTTTAGTTTATCAGCAAGGTTGTCCTAGTTGTCAATCATGTGGTTGGACAAAATGCTTGTAATTTAATTAATAGATTAAATAATTTATAATTAACAAATAAGCTAGCCGTTATATTTATGGTTAGCTTATGTTAATTTATTTAAAGGAACTTCGACAATTAATTCGGCAGCAATTAAGCGAACAGATTT